CCATGACTTTCGGTCATGCTTCCCTGCACAGCTGCAGCTTGCTTGGTATGCTTGCTGTACTGCGTTACAGTCGAGCCGTTAGACTTTTTAACAGTCATGAGCTTTTCGCGGCGCTTGCGAGTTTGCCCACCTCTGGTGTAACCCTGAGCTGCAGCCACGTCACCACGTCCACGTGGATTCCATGACCAGTGCTCTCGTGTTACAGACGTATAAACATTGTTGTTTTCTAACGTCTGAAAGTTATTACTTTTAGAGCTGGGCAAGTCGCGTTTTTTTAAATCCATCATGTCTTTCAACTTTCTGGATAGCTTCTCGCTATCCTTACATAGCGCCACAAGGTGAGGCCATCCAAGGATAGAGAGAACACGCATATTCAGTTTTCAAAGAACAGACACAGAATTACCAACGCGCCGTATGTGGGCTGGTTTGGTTGTTCCTGTGTCGCACTAGTAAGGTATGCAGGACGTGTGCCAATTGTAGGACGATTGTGCGCTATACTCTAAGTGGTTGATATAATTAGGTTTACGCAGTGCATTGTATACATTTGTTCACGTGTAAAAATATGCGCGGTATGCGTATAATTGTGCGCAGTAGTGCGTAACTTAGTTCTCACTGGATAAGTGTGCAGTATCATTGGATATATTGAGTGTATTGTAGTGAGTATAATATACTTAGTGTATTCCATTGAATGTATCATAAGGCCGCGAATGGAGACCCATCTGGCCTGGGAGAAATATACTGACAATAATACACTCAGTGGAATGGACGAATATACTGAGTATAATTGGAGAAATATACTGAGTGTAATTATATTGAAGCCATTACATTAAATATATTGACGCGGCGCGGCATAGGGGTGGGGGTACCTAAAGGGACGGCCCGGCCTGGGTCCCATCTGGGTATATAACACTATCTTGAACACGATTCTGTTTGAGACGTAGTACAATAAGTACAGCTCTGAGGCAGTACATATGTACATATAGGGGGACAGGACTGCTTGTCAAATCTATTTCATAAGCCCTTGATATGACTACAGTTCCTTGATGTACTATAAACCAGTCAGCCGGCATTCTATGCAGAGTGGAGGTGGTACTGAACATATGTTGTGTAAGGGGATTACTATGGATGAGGATGGACTGGGCAAGTGGAGATCGTGGCCAGGGGCGCCGGAAGATGAGAGGCCTAAGGCCCTGTATGTATACGAGGCACTGCCCGATATTGTCTGCAGCTGGCTAGGGAACAAACAGGGATGGGACGTTGTGGACGTGCGGGTCATGCCGAATCAAAGCGATGCTGACAGGGCTGAGGGAGTGAAGGCATTCCTGGAAGGGGTACGGGTTGGTTCCATTGAGCCCGATAAGGACCAGCTGAGATATTTAGAGCTGGAGGCCAGGATATGTGGCTTGCTCTCCAATAAGAACCGTGCAGATGATATGGTGCCTACGGTCAAAGAAACTACCTTGGATAAGATGTTAGACTTTGGGAAGAAACGAATGAGGCCTGAGTAGAGGGCGAAGGGGCAGTGGATGAGGGAGAAGAGAACGCTTACCGCAGGGAAGTGGAATGAGACGGAGTCGAATGAGTATAACCGGGCTGCAAAAATGTACGACCCTGTGCTAAGGTTTCTAAAGAAGCTCCAGGAGGAAAACGATGGTATCGAGAGGGACAGCCCGCAAGCGGCTCGTAAAGAAAGCAGCCAGCAAGAAGGGGCCGCTCAACAAGAAGATCCGAACCCCTGGTGAAAGTAAAAAGTTTAAAGCTTACGTTAAGGATCCTAGCAGCGGCAATGTAAAGACCGTGCGCTTTGGTGACCCGAACATGACCATCAAAAAGTCTGACCCCAAAAGACGCAAGAGCTTTAGGGCCAGGCACAACTGTGCTAACCCTGGACCCAAAACCAAGGCCAGATACTGGTCGTGCAAGAACTGGTGATACGATATGGCTGACTACGCAAAAGTTTCTATAAAGGGAGTCTTCTCCAAGAACTCTGACCACTCATTCCCAAAGGTATCATTTGCGCCAGACGCCAAGAGCATCAGCGCCACCGAGTACCGGCACATGGAAATGACAGCTACCAATGCAGGGCTGACGGTTACTACCAGTACATTCTCATCCATTGATATGCTTATGGTAAAGAACAACGACGCCACCGACTTTGTGACTGCTGCGTTTCGTAGCGCCGGCAACACTACTACGCCAAACGTTATCCGCATTGCAGCGGGTGGGTTCCTGGTGGTGACTGACTTTACTGTAGCAAACAACCTTACCCTGACTGGCCCAGACTCTGAGGGCTGTGAGTGTGAGATTTTTATTGTAGGTTCGTAATGGATGATCGGGAAGTCTTGGGTAGGGCTGACGCAATCTTGCAAGAAGCAGGGCTGCACCCTGATGACCCCACTACAGAAAACTTTTTTCACTACGCTCAGCAAGTATCCGAGTGCGTAAAAGACTGGTCCGCCAAAAAGAAAGCTCAGAACGAATGGCTCATGCCGTGGGCTGAATCGTTTCGGCGCCTCTATGATAACTTTGACCGTGTGGTTGAGGCAGATCCTATGGTCCTATACCGGCCAGCCAACAGAGCATCCGAAGAGTTTCATGCATCAGACGCATTCATCCGATACTTCAGAGCTGGCAACCGGACATCTAAGACCCAGTCAGGCTATGCAGAGCATTATTTTCTAACGACCAATCAGAACAAGTGGCGGTACTTCCCAGGAGGGGCACACTCTACGTTTATTATCGGGGTCAACTTTTCCAAGTACTGCCCAGCTGTATTCGAGAAAAAGTTTTTGACAGGCGAAGAAGGCAACCCACTGAGCCCTATGTTTCCCAAGGGCGGGAAATGGCTCCATCGATACGACGAACGACGCCATGAAATACAGATTGCCTGCGAGAGATGCGCCAATGTTGGGCGGGCAAACACATGCACCCACCAGAAATCCACCATTCGCTTGTTCTCTGACACTGAAGGGTGGGAAGTTTTGCAGGGCGGAGCGTACATGCTTGGCCATTTTGATGAGCATATCGATGAAGACTTCTTTAACGAGGCAATTCAACGCCTGCAAACAGCTGGACGGCAGTCCTGTCTAATTGTCACAGGCACACCGCTGCATGGGTTTGAAGCCTGGGAGCACAGACGTCTGACGCAGCTGCACAATGAGGGCCCACCTAAAAACAGGGTAGATCCTGACAACGCAGAAAGTGCTCCGTTTGTGAGCCTGCATGAGATTGACCAGTTTGAAGCAGGCCTGGTCCCACACGAACGAATCAAGATGTCTATGACCATCATGGATGAGTTTGAGGTTGAATCGCGGGTTTACGGCAGGCCGGCGCCACTAGCAAAGAACCCGGTGTTTGACCGCCGAGCCCTTTCGGACATGCGCCACGAGGTTAAGGAGCCCATAAGGGGCGACCTAAATGTGACCGAAGACATACTTCCCTCTGAGATTATGGACACAACCAAGATGGAGCTGTTCCATGCTCCTGGCGGACCCTTGAGGGTCTGGGAGAATCCGAAGCAGGGTGGTTATTACATTGTATCGGTTGATACCGCGAAGGGCCTGACCGGGCGGGATGCAAGCTGTGCGTCTGTCTTGAAGGTATGCGGCACGTCAACGTCACCACGTCTGGATATGGTAGCTCAATACCATGGATGGATTAACCCTCTCGCCTATGCCGAGGAAGTATTCAAGATTGCCGTGTGGTATAATTCCGCACTGGTAGTCATAGAGCTGACAGGCGGTTATGGTGAGGCGGTTATGCTGCGGATGCGTCAGGATTTCTGTTATTGGAACCTGTTTAGAGATGAACAGAACCATTCACAGGTAGATCATCGCATGGACTCACGGTTTGGGGTGGAAACCAACGTCAGGACAAAACCTTTTATGGTCGCGTCTTTGCAGCAGTTTATTAAAGATAGGGCTATTGATGTGCCATGTGAGGCAACCATCGGGGAACTTGTGGCATTTGAGCAAGAGCGCAGCCAGACCGGGCTGACCACTCGGTATCGGGGGGCTGGCGGAAGCCATGATGACCGCGTAATGTCTCTTGTTATTGGTGCATCAGTAGCGCTATCATCACAAGTGTTGGAGTTTAGCGCAATATCCAAAGAAGCTCAGCCGGATATGCGACATAGGTATTCTGGAGACTGGACATCCATACACGAAGAGATAGGCGACAGCGCCAAGTCTCCTGACCCGTTTGAATATTAGGAGACAACCATGGCAGATTACGACCCAAGCCCACTTGGTGCACGAGTTGACGACCCCAGAACAACGATAGGCTTTCCTCATCAGAGAAGAGAGGTCATTGGGTCAAGCTTGAATCCGAGCCCCGCCGAGGGGTACTATGGAGAAATTGCCCCTCGCCACAGAAGACGTGCCGGTGTCGGGGTTGGATACGGGCCAAAATTTAATATTAAGGATGGCAGTGAATCTTTTAGAGAGCGCACCTTTGTGCCCGGATATCAGAGAACTCCTGAGCTTAGAACAGACCAGTTTTATCCGACCCCAACAATTAGTCACGCAGAGCAAGAAGCCATTGATGCGGAAAACATGACAAGGAAATTCGAGAGAGGGGTCAGAAACAGGCTCATGGGTTTGATGATGGAAAGAATGAACGGGGGCTGACATGACTGAACTCATTACAATCATCGGGGTAATCCTAACAGTGCTGGCAGCCATCGGCGCCTCTTCATACACTTTTCTTGTTTCGTCCCGGATGCTTGAGTCCTCTAAGAAAGATTATGTTGAGCTTCTCGGCCAGACCATCGACACTCTAAAAGCCCAGACACTGCAAGAGCGGGTGGAAGCCA